CGTATGCAAAATAAACTAAGACTTTTTTCAGTCCTGAGATAGTCATTTTCTTACCACCGCATCCCGTTACTTCCCCTCCGCATAGGATTGTTTGCCATTCTTCGTCAATTATAGGAGCGTCCTCTTCTTCAGGTTCAGGTTCAACCTCACACGATAAATCCCAATTCTCTGAAACGTCATAACCCATCTCACAAAGTAAAGGTTTCATATCGAATTCAAAGGCTTCATCAATTGCGATGCATAACTTATCCCAATTACAATGTTTGGCCACTAAGCCAATGCAGTCAAAATCACTCTTCTTCAGTTTCATAATCCAATTCGTCTAATGTTTTTATCGTGCTATCATAACCCAATCTCGCTAATGTTTTCTCAATCAAACCTCTGTAATATTCGGTATTCTCATAGTACATTTGCTTTAATTGCTTAATTTGCTCCCCGCTTCCACTAAATAAAGCACCATCATTCAAGTAAAGTAATCCTTCTGGCACATTCGCTCCCGCGCCCAATATATTGCGTCTAATACGTTCTTCTGTTTTGGTAAACATATCGTCGTTATAGTCGGTTTCGATTTTTTGAATATGGATTGCTTCGCTTAATTTATCGACGTCCTCAATGGCCGAGAAGAAAATATTAGATGAATTTTCAGCACCTAACCAGCCCTGTATTTGCCCTTTCATTACTTCGGTTTCTTCATCATTCAGACCTTTCACAAGAACCATCGTTTTTCCTAAGAAACCTTCACGAATGATTTTGTTTCCGTAAAGTGAAATTCTATATTCCGTGTCCATGTCATTATAGACCGAATCAAAAGGCGAGACTGAATAAATGAACTTAGGCGTTGTATTGACATACATCACTTGCCCGCGATAATGCTTTATTTTCTTGTCTATTTCCGCATCTTCGAAGTCCTTTGAATCGGATAGTATCTGCGCTTTGATTACGTTTTGATTAGTCGAAAATGGATAGAACCATTCTTTTTGTTTTGCACCGTAGCCGCGATCCGAAAAGTCTCCAAACCAAATCTTACCTTCATTGTCCGCGTCGTCTGAATTCCCTTTTCGGCATTTGTTGTAATCCAATACCTCGATTTTATCCGTTACAAATGAATTACTTTCTACGTCTAATTTGATTGATCTATGCAAGTAGAATCCACCTTGGTAGGTCAAGTCATTTGCCATGTCCTTAACGATATCGGATAAGTTAATGTCATCATATACCACGACATCATTAGTCACACCTATACCGGATATGTACTTAGACATTAAGTCTGCAACCCGCACCGCAGTAGGTGAGTTCATTATAACGCGCTCAATCTCTAATGAGTAATTGTCATCATCCCCATTTTGCCAGTAGTCTTTTGTTTTTACATAGCTTATGTTACGATTCCAAAGCTCAATCAAAGAAGCTCTCCATCCGACCTTATTCATTTACTTTTTTTTAGAAGTTTTCTTTTTAGGCTTTTCCTCCTTTACTTCTTCAACTGGTGCTTTAATAACCTCAGGTTTAGGCAATTTCTCAAACATTGCTTTTCTTTCTTCTATTTGCTCTTTTGGAGCGTGTTCAATGAACGCCTCCGCAAATGCGTCATCAATATCTCTACCGTATAATCTATAAGTAGCACCTTTATAATTATAGGATAGTATTGCGCTTGAATATCCTTTTTTTAATACGTATTTCATTTTATTATTTTTTTGAATTATTACTTTGTTTTCGCTTCCCAAATTTAATACATAATTTTTCAATTTCCTAAAATCCGAGTTGAAAGTACAGCTCGCACAATTTGGTTCTTTATGAAAAACGCCTTTATAATAAGATTTATAAAGGCGCATTAATTCAGGATTTTTTTTTACTTGACTTGCATCAGTTCTTACTAAATCCTCTATTTTCATACCCTTTCAATTTATGGACAAGCATTTGAATTTTCAAAGGCTGAATCAAAGTCTGCAATTTCTCCATTCGTTGTGCCTGATTTGTAAATCAAAGGTAGTAAACTTTCGGGAGAAGTATCTAAAGACGTTAAGGTAATTACTGCACCTCCACCACCTTCTAAGATATCGTAATCATAGTCACCCGTTGCCAATCCTTGACCGAATCCGTATATTACAATCTCGCCACTCTTAGTTTGCAATGCAACCGCATACCGACCTTTATCCAAAGAGCTTAAAGCACAATGAATGTCTGCGTCAATCCCAGCCAAGAACAACTGAACCTGATGGTTATAAGTTGGATAACCATTCGCATCACGCGTCTTTGAGAACCATCCTTTAAAGTTAGTACCAGCTTCAATTCCACTGATTCTGTACCCTTTTGTCGCACACTTTAAAGCGAACTCTACCGTGTATGCGCAAGTGTTGTTAGTGTAATCGGGAAGTGAAACAGTACTCGTGTCCACATCTGTTAAAGAAAAGATAACAGCCTGTTGATACCATCCGCGAACGGGAGCAACACACGACGAATCTAAGTCTTTAAATAATTTAGCACATATATTTTCTATTGCCATTTTTTATATTTTTTTAAAGATTAAAATAAGGGAGAACTTAATCTCCCTTTACAATTAAATAGCTATCACAAAGTGAGGAGTACTAATACCAGCACCGAACATAGAAGAACCTTGAATAAAGATTTCTCTTTTTCTTTCATCCCATCCAACATTGAATTGGCTCAGGGAATCCGTAGTTTCATAACCCAAAAGCATACTATCTTTTTCAGCAAGAATCATTACGTTTTTATATTTCGTAAATTTCGTACCGTCAAAGTAGTAGTTAGAGTTTCCACCCGCTTTCATCATTTCTTCAAAGTCATAGACTTCTACAGGAACTCCGAAAACTAACAGATTATCTACAGTAAATCCACGCGGTCCAATTGCTTTATCGACGTCGATACATGCGCAATTAATCCCTTGCAGTGTAGATTGTGTGTTTAACCACGCTACTAAAACATTCGCCAAAGAGCGGTTAATTCTGAAAACTAATTTCGAAGGGTCAAACCAAGGTTGGATAACAGCTTTATTGTACATCGCCAATAAATAATCGTAAATGTCTTGACCATCTGTAATTGTTTGCGCTGTCACATTTGCCCCAGCATTCTCTGTTACCGTTACTAAAAGGTCAGCATTCGCAGTAGATAGCGCATCCATTTGAGTCACAAAACCATCACACCCGTTGAACAATGGGTCATCTACTAAAGTAGGCTCTTCACCTTCTGGCGTTGTGTTAATTTGTGCATTTGTGTCACCGAAATAAGCTACTCTCGCCTCTGCTTTCAAGTGTGCGTCTTGGAAGATTTCAACCACGAATTGAACGAATGCACTCGCAATGTCACCTTCGTTCATTTTTCTGTAATTGTTCCAGAACGCTAAGAATTTAGGCGCAAGATCCTTCATACAGATAGTAACCTCACATCCGATTTCTGTCAAACACCATGAGAATTCGCTCCAATCATTCGCAATGTCACAGCTTGGCAAAGCACACCCGTCAAACGATGGGAAATTACCATATCCACCGTCCATGTTAATAATTGGAATTTTATTCCCTTTGTGAACCTCTCCCATAGTAGGGTGATTTTCTTTAATGTTTACAGTCTTGAAAGACTGCAAAAAGATAGCTTGAGAAATATTATACTTCTCGCTCTCATTTAATCCGTTAAGCGCATCTAATAGAACGCCTAAGTCTGTCATATCGTATGCCATGTCTTATTTATTTTTACGTAGGTTAGAAATTGCACCGCTCAATGAAGAACCCTTAGTAGTAGTTCGTCTTGCCGTTGCTCTCTTTTCCACAGTTTTAGAAGATACGCCGTTTAGAGCTTGAATCTTTGCCTGAATGGATCTGATACTTCTCAATTTCGCTTCAACTTCAACTTTCACCTCTTCTACATTTTCGGAAACCTCTTCGACGATTTCTACTAAAGCCTCCTGAACTTCTAAGATTTCGTCTAATTTTTCCTCCAACCCTTCAGCCTCAATGTCCATTTCTTCAGCCACTAAGATTTCTGTCAATACGCCCTCTTCGAAAACATAAATATCTCCATTCGCTAAGA